CATTTACACTTAAAGAGCCATGTAAATGAACAAAATAAAGAGGTCTGACTATGTTGGGCCTTTTTTTATGGCCTTCTTCCTGTAGTCGCAATCATGGCCTGATCTTCACAGTCAAAACACAACCCTTCAGCACCTAGGTTCAACTGTTCAGCCCAATTATCAATGGCATCTTTGAACTTTTCTTCAAATGTAACCAGAGAACGCTCTGTTCGCTCTGTATTCGACTGTGTGAAGTAATTGACACGATTAGACCCTAACTTGAAACGGAGCGTCTGTGCGGCCAGTAAATTGCCCCAAGACTCCAGAAGAAACTCCCGTTGTCCGCAGATGAATGAATCCAATGAACAGAGCAGTTCAGCATCCCAATAGATAGCCGATTGGCTGAAATCGTTATTCCATTGCTCACCTAAACCGTAGTTCAATGGGGCAGTCACCGGGAAGATGTTGTAACCGGATGTATTCAGCCATGAATAGTAACGAGAGGCACACTGGGCATCCATTCCTTGCCAGTTCCATGAGCCATTGTCAATGAATTGACCTGTTAGCGTTGGTAGGTTTGTGCAATCCACTAACATGGCTATGTTGATCTTGTCGAATACCAACCCGAACGTCTGACCAATGTTGATTGTGTTTGCCCCTGGTTGAATAGTTGCGGTCGTTTCCCACAATACAGTTCCATCCTGACATTGAAATATCTTGATCGGCACATTTGGAACGGCTACTGCACCGGAATTGTAGATGTAGGCTTTCTTGATTCTCAGTCCGGCATACTTTGATCCTGCGATTGATGTGAACACACCTTTGAATATTGCCTCTTCAGGAACAGGATTAATCTGTTGCCATTGTTGAACAAAGAGTCTGGATGTCTGGAAAAGAACCTGATCCAGTCTTGCCCCTGCAAAGTCCTTCAATGCCTTCTGAACACTTGTCTTGAGTTCAAGATATGCCGTCTGTTGAATGTCTTTCCAGACCTGTGCAAAGGTCACTTGATCCTGACTTGCGATTTTATCCATCAGTTCGGAACTCATTCCTGGGTACTGATTAATGTACACACCGGATTCAGGTTCAGTTGTTGAGCAACCTCTAAGCCCTATGAAATCGAGAAGGCAAGTATTCATGGTTTAATTTTTTGTAAAAATACAGAAATTTTGTATCTTTGAACTGTTGCGGAGTAGTGGCCAAAACAAAGAACTTGGTTTTTAACCTTAAAGCCTGATTGAGCAGCCCACTACCTGTTTGATCGGGCTTTTGAATTTTTATGGATATTAGGAGAGAGTGGGCAATGCCAAATAGCAATACATTTGAAATTAAGTGTATAAAAAATTTGATTTACAAACACCTATCTAAAGAACATCAAAGTATAGATCCATTTTCTAACAAAAATAGAATTGCTAAAATTACTAATGATTTAGATCCAGAAATGAAGGCAGATTATTGTTTGGATGCCTTAGAATTCTTAAAACAGTTTGAATCAAAATCAATTGACTTTGTTCTTTACGACCCCCCATATAGCCCAAGACAGGTTTCAGAATGCTATAAAAAAATGGGATTAAGTGTAAACATGGAAACTACTCAAGCTTCTTTTTGGGGGAATTTAAAAAAAGAAATAGCCAGAATTATCAAGCCAAATGGTATTGTTATATCTTTTGGATGGAACACAAATGGGATTGGTAAAACTAAAGGGTTTGAAATTATAGAAATTCTTATAGTTGCTCATGGTGGGCAATACAATGATACTATTTGCGTTGTTGAAAAAAAACAATCGCTTCTTTTTGATTGAATCACTTCAACCCGGCTAAACCTTTTTTCTCCGCAACCGTGTATTGCGTTTTTGTAACAGGGTGCAATTGATGCCTACATCCCCATCCACCACAATAAGCGAAAATAGTTGTCTTTGTAGTTCCAGATTTTTTACCGTCCCAGTCTTTCAAATTAGCCCAATTTTCGACCTCGGATTTCTTGAAATACCTTCCTGCTCTGGCTCTGCAAAATTGCCGGGAATCTTTAATCAAAGTTCCGGCATAGAAATAAAATTGAAGATTCAAATCAGCAGCTATAGTATTGTCATATTCCCTTGAAAATGTCATAACACTGTCCGAGACCGTTTGTTTAATGTATCTGTTCAGATATGCCTTCTCTGCATCCGTGCCTTCTATGAACTCTTTTAGGGTTTTCTGAAGCAATGTCCGGTTTGTTGTTCCTGATGCGTTGGCCTTCAACACTTCTTGTATTGCATTGGCAAAGTTGTTCCTGATTCCTGACCCCAAAAGCATATCCTTTGTAATCTCCACATTGGCTTTCAGGATTTCCTGATACAACACCTCTTTCGCATTGAACCCGTCAATGAGTTCACTAAAGTAAAGATCAGATAGTTTCTTCAGGTCTTTAAACCCATCCAGAACCCGACCAACCTCTTTTACATATTCCGGGTTGGTGACAATGACATTGGTCAATTGTGTTTTCAACCCGATAATGGCCCTGATGTTTGCGGCCCGTTTTTTCGGGTCTAAAGGTAGGTCATTGGTCAGTTCAATAACTTGATCAGATAATCCTTTGAATATCTCAGGCAGTCGGGAGTTCATGCCCTCTTCCAGTTCAGCCTGGAGAGTCTGAATCCGTTTGATTATGTCAAGTTGCTTCTCGGTCATTGCTTTGCAAATTTAATTTGTTTAGTCCGTTTTCCTTAATTAGTTTTGTTGCAAATACAAACGATAAAAAACATGGATAAATACAAAGAGTTTCTTGAACGAAAACGGCACTCTATTGGTGAGTCCGGATTTGATCCGGTTTACATTCCTGATATTGCTTTTGATTTTCAGAAGGCAATTATTGAAAAATCAATCAGGAAAGGCCGTATTGCCAATTTTGCCGATACCGGATTGGGCAAAACTTTGATCCAGCTTTCAATTGCGCAAAACATTGTTTTAAAAACCAATCGGAAAGTTTTAATTCTAACGCCTCTTGCCGTTGCATTTCAATTCATTATTGAAGCGGAAAAGTTGCAAATTTCAGACATAGAATATTCAAAAGATGGAAAGCATTCGAAGAAGATTGTTATCTGTAATTATGAAAGGTTACACTATTTCAACCCGTCAGATTTTGAAGGTGTTATTTTGGATGAAAGTTCTATTCTGAAAAATTTTGATGGTGCAATAAAGAACCAAGTTACGGCATTTGTAAAGAAAATCCCATACCGTCTCCTAACGATTTTATTGAACTTGGAACCAGTTCTGAAGCCCTTGGATACATGGGATACATGGATATGCTGACGAAATTTTTTAAAAACAATCAGAACTCTGTCGATTCAACAAATCGTAACATTGGCGAAAAGTTCTATCTTAAACCACACGCAGAAAAAGACTTCTTTGCGTGGGTTAATCAGTGGTCAATAATGGTCAAGATGCCGTCAGACCTTGGATTCTCAAATGAGAGGTATGTTTTGCCAAAACTTATTATTAATCAATCAGTAGTTCAGAATCAATCATTGACTGATATTAATGGTCAGATCAATTTGTTTACCCCAATTGCAAAGTCAATGACTGAGGTAAGGCATGAGCAAAAACAGACCGAACAAAAGCGTTGTGAAAAGGCAATTGAACTGGCATATGGAAAGACTTCTGTTTACTGGTGCAATACCAATGAGGAAAGCCGGATTTTAAAATCATTAGATTCAGATGCCGTTGAAATTATCGGTAGCCAGTCAATTGACAAAAAGGAAGAAATTCTTTTAGCTTTTTCACGTGGCGAAATAACACGGCTAATCACAAAAGCAAAGATGACCTCAATGGGTCTTAATTGGCAACATTGCAACCACTCAGTTTTCTTTCCTACGTGGAGTTACGAACAATATTACCAAGCAATTCGTAGGTTTTGGAGGTTTGGCCAAAAAAAGGATGTGACTATTGATATTGTAGTTTCAGATGGTCAGACAAGAGTATTAGAGGCTTTGCAGCAAAAAACACAAAAGGCTATTGAACTACATGAAAACCTAGTCAAGAACGTAAACAGTACATTTCAAAATAAAACAAAAGAATTCAACAAGAAAATCATTCAAACATCATGGTAAAAGATCAAGTAGTAACAGAAGATTACGCAATCTATAATGGAGATTGCATGGAAGTAATACCAACATTTGCGGACGAAAGTGCCGACTTGGTAATATACTCTCCACCATTTGCAGGGCTTTACAATTATTCCAGTTCAGAACATGATTTTAGTAATTGCGAATCAAAAGAGCAGTTTCTCGAACAATACGATTTCCTTATTGGAGAACTTGCCAGAATTACAAAGCATGGTCGAATCAATGCCGTTCATTGTACTGATGTTTTTGATAATACTTGCCGCTTATGGGATTTCCCACATGAAATTATCCGGCTACATGAAAAACATGGGTTTGAATATCGAAACCGGATCACCATTTGGAAAGAACCATTGAAAGTTAGGATGAGAACAATGGTGCAAAGTTTGATGCACAAGTTTATTGTAGAAGATTCTACAAAATGCTTTACCGCAATGCCGGATTACGTTTTGATTTTTACCAAAAAAGGAGAGAACCAAGTTCCGGTAATACATCCAACCGGATTAAAACATTATGCCGGAGAAGTTCCGATTTTGCCAAATATCCTTCGTGCATGGAATAACGCAAACGAAACAAACATCAACGAAGAAGAACTTTGGAATCACTTAAAATCAAAGTTTGATGACCACGATGACCCGAAGTCAAATAAATTAAGTCACTATATCTGGCAAAGGTATGCTTCGAGTGTTTGGGATGACATTCGGATTGACAATGTTTTGCCATTCAAAGACTCAAAAGAAGAAGATGACGAAAAGCACGTACACCCTCTTCAATTGGATGTAATAGACAGAATCATTGAATTGTATTCCAATCCTGGCGAAGTTGTAGTAACGCCATTTGCAGGAGTTGGTAGCGAAGTTTACAGCCCTGTTTCAATGGGCCGAAAAGCAAAAGGAATTGAATTGAAAGATAGCTATTTCAAGCAAATGACTTTGAACATGAAAGATGCTAAGTCAAGATTTAAAGAAGAAAAAACGGTTCAACTAACCCTGTTCTAAGGCATCAGCGTAACCAATCCGGATTTAATTTCTTGCTGCTTAACGAGGGCCATTGTTTTTACATCGGCCCTTTGTTTTTTTCTGTCCTCATTAACCCAATCCATATCAGCCTCAATGAGTTCCGTAATGAATGAATTAAGATAGGCAGATGTGATGTAGTCAAGTTCTGTGCAGCCCATTGAATCCTTAAGGATAAGTTTCTCCTCGGTGGTCATGAACTGCAATGGATCAAGGGCCGTCTTGATTTTCAAGACCTTTAACTGATAGCTATTTTCACCGAATACCTTCTCTGTGTACTGAGCAGTCAGGCCCATTGTAATGATCGGGTCAAACTGGTTCTTTATAGCATCGGAAAGGTTTGTAGAAAGGACGGATGTAGTCAGCACATCATAGTCTGATGGGATTACAACCTTCGGCTTATTAGCCTCGATCTGATCCAATGTCAAGAGCCTTGACTCTATTTCCGTCCGGTATCTTTGAAGGAATATCGCAAAGGAAATTTCTTCAATCAGATAACCAAGGTGAACGGCAACCTGAAAGAAGAAGGTGTTTAGTTCCTTTCTGTCGTACTGTTTAGCGATGCCGGATTGTGATGCCGGTACATT